TAAACAATACAAAAAAGCGTGGCACGATGAGCGCCGGGAAAAAGAGAAAGCCTACCGTGAGCAAGAAGAAGCTCTACGGATGGCACAAAGCATCCTTGAGGAGAATAAGCGTCTTAAGGCTACTTTAGCGTCCGGCGAACAAGTTTACATATCGACTATGCAGGATTCTGCTGAAAAAGAAGTCGAAATGGCTAAACGCGAGTATCGTGAAGCGTATGATAGTGGCGACTCTGAGAAGTTAATTGAGGCACAGCAAGCCCTAACGAACGCTAGTTTAAAGTTGGATCGTGCAAAAAACTTTAAACCCACTTTACAAGATGAAGAAATTGAGGTAAAACTGCCGGAAAGATCACAAGCTGACAACAAACAGCAAGTTGATCCAAAGTATGCAGCATGGCAGCGTCGGAATTCAAACTGGTTCAATAAGGACGAGGAGATGACCGAAGCAGCAAAGGGTCTGCATATGAAACTGTATCGTGAGTACGGCCCTGAATATATTGGTACTGACGATTATTACGAGCGCATCGACAAAACGATCCGTAAACGGTTTCCAGAATCCTTCCCTGAAAGCAGGGAGCCAGAGCCACAGAAAGCTCAAAGAAGTAAGCCTAGTACAGTCGTAGCTTCAGCTAAGCGGAGCACGGCTCCGAAGCAGATTAAGTTGACAGCGACACAGGCAGCGCTGGCGAAAAAATTTAGGCTGACACCGGAGCAGTATGCTCGTGAAGTACTTAAACTGGAGAATAGCAATGGCTGAAAATAGACTTACTCGTGAGATGCAAAACCGTAAACAAGCAGAACGTCCTAAGCAGTGGGCGCCAGCTGAATTACTACCGGAGCCTGATAAACAGCCCGGATTTGCATATAGATGGATACGTGTTGCAACACTTAACAAACCGGACCCGAAGAATATCTCCGCGAAGCTGAGAGAAGGATGGGAGCCAGTGAGGATTGAGGAGCAACCAAAATTTCAACTGCTAGTTGACCCCAATAGTCGCTTTAAAGAGAACATTGAGGTTGACGGGTTATTGTTATGTAAAACGCCTGAAGAGTTTGTAAGTCAGCGTAATTCTTATTACACGAATCAGACTCAAGCTCAGACGCAAGCAATTGACAATAGCTTTATGCGAGAGAACGATGCACGGATGCCGCTTTTTGCAGAGCGTAAGTCCTCTACATCGTTTGGTAAAGGCTAACTTAATTTTTGGAGCTAACTATGGCTTATCCTGTCGTAAACGCCCCTTACGGGCTAAAACCGATCAATCTGATCGGTGGTCAGGTATTTGCGGGCGCTACCCGTACTATACCTATCGCTTCTGGCTATGGCACAAGTATTTACTATGGTGACATCGTAAAACTGGCTAATGGCACTGTTACACGTTCTGCTTTAGATTACAACGACGCTACTGTTGAAGCTGGCACAATCGGCGTATTCTTAGGCTGCACATATACAAACCCAACAACCGGTCAGAAAATCTGGACTCAATCATGGACTGCAAGCACTTCGGCTTCCGACGCTGCTGCTATCGTTGTTGACGATCCTGACACTCTGTTCCAAGTAGTTGCTCTGGCTAACAGCGGTTCTAACGTCAGCACGACGGTAGCTGCTTTCGGTCAAGTAATGGTTGGTTCTAACTGCTTCCCAGTATCCGGTAATACTGCTAACACTTTATCTGGTGTTTCAGCTATCGGTGTTTGCTTGGATGCAAGCAATGCGCGTATCACTACTACGACTCCTTTCCGTATCGTAGCTTTGAACGACCAAACCGCTATTACTACATCAGCAGTTATTTCCGCGACCGCTACTAGCGCATCGCAAACGCTGACGGCTGCTAACTCCAACATCCGTGTTGGTATGCAGATTACTGGTACAGGCGTAGCAGCAAATACTTACGTGACCGCAATCTCTGGCACCGCTTTAACTGCTAGTGCTTCGATCACAGGTACTGCTGGGAACACTTTGACATTCGTAGGCGCACCAGAAGTCATTGTGAAGTTCAACTTTGGCTATCACAGCTATTACAACGCTGCTGGCGTTTAAGGAGATAAATAATGGCTATTTCTCGTGCACAACTACTTAAAGAACTCTTACCGGGCTTAAATGCTCTGTTCGGTCTTGAATATGCTCGTTACGGTGAAGAACATAAAGAGATTTATGAAACCGAAACCTCCGAGCGTTCGTTCGAAGAAGAAACAAAGCTATCCGGCTTCTCAGCTGCCCCTGTTAAAAACGAGGGTAGTGCAATTGCTTATGACAATGCACAAGAAGCATGGACAGCTCGATACAACCACGAAACAATCGCTCTGGGCTTCTCTCTGACTGAAGAGGCAGTAGAAGATAACTTGTACGACTCTTTGTCTGCTCGTTACACCAAAGCTTTGGCTCGTGCTATGTCTTACACTAAGCAAGTTAAGGCTGCTAACGTGTTGAACAACGGTTTTAACTCCAACTATCTTGGTGGTGATAACCAGCCTTTGTTCTCAAGTGCGCATCCTTTAGTTACTGGCGGTACCAACAGCAACATCCCATCAACTCCTGCTGACTTGAACGAAACTTCGTTGGAAAACGCTGTTATTCAGATCGCTGCTTGGACTGATGAACGTGGTCTGTTGATCGCTGCTAAGCCTAAGAAATTGGTCATTCCACCTGCTCTGCAATTCGTTGCAACTCGTCTGTTAGAAACCGAACTCCGCGTCGGTACAAATGACAACGACGTTAACGCGTTGAAGAACAATGGTTCGATCCCAGAAGGCTATACGATCAATCACTTCTTGACCGACTCAAACGCATGGTTCTTAACAACCGACGTTCCAAACGGCATGAAGCATTTTGTTCGTAGCCCACTGGCAAACTCAATGGACGGTGACTTCGATACTGGTAACGTACGTTACAAGGCTCGTGAGCGTTACTCGTTCGGCTGGTCTGATCCGCTCGGTATGTACGGCTCGGCTGGTGCTTAAATGAAGAGGGGGGTTACGCCCCCCCTTTTTTGTGATATAAAGTAGTTATTCCGGGAATATCCGGTGCGAACGAATGGCTCCCGGCCTGTTACATTGCATATCGTCGCACTTAACTCGCAATGTGAGGACAATTTATTATGGCAGTTTCTACTACCCAAAGTATTTGGCGTTCGGGCGGCGGCGATACAACTCGTACCGCAGTATGTGGCTCCGGCGTTATGACAGCTCAGTTTTATATTGCTGACGCTTCTGTTGCTTCCGCAACAAATGTAACTACATCTTCTACTAATACCGCAGCTATTGTTTTACCAGCTGGCGCGTTGGTTACTGCCGTTATTATTAATGACGCAGGTGGCGGTTCAGTTGACTTAGGTACTGTTGGTTATACCAGCGGCACAACCTCAAACGCATCTATCGCTAACAACATTTCTGTTGCAGCTGCGGGTGTAATCACTAGTGGTTTAACTCTTGCTGCTACTACAGAATTAAGCTATCTGACCGTAAAGATTGACACTTCTGGTACTGGTACTGTTGGTGGCTACATTCAGTATTTCGTAGTTGATCCGTACGCTGGTCAGCAAAACGTCTAATAAGGAGGCATCACCATGATGCAAACAGACGTAAAGTCAACGCACCTAACAGCATCAGGTAACGTTTTTAATGGTAGATCACGCCTAAAAAGCGTGTCTTATCGTGGGAATGGTTCTGACGGCTATGTTAGATTTCGTGATGGCAGCTCCACTGGTCCAATCCTTTGTGAGCTTGATGTAGGTACTAGTGATACGTTTACTATTTACTTGTTGTTGCCCGGTGAAGGCCTCGTTTTTCAAACAAGTATTTATGCAGACCTATCTAACGTAAACGCAATTACGGCATTTTATGGCTAAGTCACCCGCATGGCAGCGCAAAGAAGGCAAGAACCCCAACGGCGGCTTGAACGCCAAGGGGAGAGCCTCCGCGAAAAAGCAAGGAATGAATTTAAAAGCTCCCCAGCCGGAAGGCGGAAGTCGCAAGGATTCATTCTGCGCCCGTATGTCAGGTATGAAAAAGAAGCTTACATCTGCGAAAACAGCAAATGACCCGAATAGTCGGATTAACAAATCTTTACGTGCATGGAAGTGTTAACTGATATGGAACTCACAGTTGCTTGGACAGGTGGACTAACACTGTTCACCGGTCTATTCGCTTACATAGCTCATGAGAAGTTCTCTGAGCTTGCGCGTATTACTATTTTGCTCAACAGAACTCGTGAGGAGATCGCCCGTGATAACGTCACTAAAGCTGAGGTTGAGCGTATTACTGACCACATTGATCAACGTTTTAACCGCCTTGAGGCAAAAATTGATCAGCTCATTGGGCAAAGGATAAATCATGAAGCGTAAGATGAGAAAATTTGATGACGGCGGCAAAGTCTACGACAAAGAAGACGAAGGTATTCTTGGCGGTAAAGTAAAGTACCGTGAAGATTCTGAAGGTCGTAAGTACACAGCTGCTCCTTCTAACCCTATGATGCGTAATTCTGGGGAACAACGTTATTACTCTGTTGACGATGTTAAAGGCAAGCTATCAAGTTTGTTTGGCGGCAAGAAAGAAGACGAGCCTAAGAAGTCTACCACTATGCCATCTGGCTATGAAAAGCTAGACGCGACCGAAGGTAATGCTCGTACTCGCCAAATTAGCGATTACATTAAGAAGAGCGATGAAGAACCAGCTAAACCTGCTGGCAAGACATTCTTAAGAGAAGAAGCGGATACAGAAGAGAAGCCAGCAAAGAAAACCGCTGCGCCTAAGAAAGCTGCTCCTGCTCCTAAAGCTAGTATGGATGCCGGTATTCCTAAAGACACTAAGTCTACTCGTATGCCATCTGGCTATGAAAAGTTAGACGTAAGCGAAAAGAAATCTTTAGGTTCAGACGCTAAGCCTATGAAAGAATCAGTAGCCCGCACCCGTGCAGGTACTGTTGTTAGCAGAAGCAGTGAACCAAGTGCTGAGGATATTGCGGCAGCAAAAGCAAAAGGCGCTGAGAAGTTAAAGAAACAATACAAAGAGAATGAGTTTAAATTCTCTACTTCTAAGAGTCCTAATCGTAGTTACAAGAGCGGCGGCTCTGTTAAATCATCAGCTTCTTCTCGTGGCGACGGTTGCGCAGTACGTGGCAAGACTAAAGGCAGGATTTATTAATGCCTAGCGTAAGCAAAAAGCAGCACAATCTCATGGCAGCGGTTGCAAACAACCCTGCTGTGGCAAAGAAAGCCAACATTCCTCAGAGTGTCGGCAAAGAGTTTTTAAATGCCGATAAGGGCAAAAAATTTAATGGAGGCGGTATGGCTAACACATCACGTATGAATAAATTGGAAGAACTTGGTCGCGTTGACGCAGAAAAAGCGAAAACGCCTAAGGGCAAAGCAAACCTGATGGCAGAAAAGAAGCGCGTAGTTGGCGAACTGAAATATGCTAAAGGCGGCGTTGTAGGCAAAATGGGTTCAGTACGTACTGCTGCTCCTAGCCGTGACGGCGTTGCTGTTAAAGGTAAAACCAAAGGCAAACAGATCGTTATGGCTGGCAATAAAATGTGCGGCGGCGGTATGGCTAAAGGCAAGAAGTAATGATGGCTTCGCGCGGCATGGGTGATATTAACCCTTCCAAGATGCCTAAGGGGTCTAAAAAACCTCGTAGGGATAACACCGATTTTACTCAATATAAAAACGGTGGTGAAGTGTGGGAAAAGCCCAACCCCAAGAAGAAATCAACACCATTAAGTCCTGCTAAGAAGTCAGCGGCGAAAGCTGCTGCAAAGGCTGCGGGTAGACCGTACCCTAACTTAGTAGACAATATGAGAATGGCGAGGAAATAATGGCTAAAGACAAACAGTCTGAAAGCAGTAAGTTAGAACAGAAGAACGCAGCGATGGATAAAGCCCAAGACGAGGGCTATAAGCGCTATCAAGCAGAGCAAGCTAAAGAAGCTAAAGAAAATGCTGGTCCTCGTGAAGCTATAGGTAAGGCTGTGGACTACGTCAAGAAAAGTCTTGGTATGAAGAATGGCGGTTCTGCTTCTTCTCGTGGCGATGGTATTGCTATCAAAGGTAAAACCAGAGGAAAGATAGTGTAATGGCTTTTACTACAGACACAACTAACTTTAATCCAGACCTCAACGAGATATTCGAAGAGGCGTTTGAGCGTTGTGGCTTAGAGATGCGCACGGGCTATGACTTCCGTACTGCGCGTCGTAGCATGAACTTCTTGACGGCTGAGTGGGCTAACAAGGGTATTAACTTATGGACTATCGAAGAAGGTTCCATAAACATGGTACAGGGGCAGACTACCTATGATCTACCTATTGACACCGTTGATTTGGTTGAGCATGTTATCCGTACTTTTTCCGGACAGGGTCCTAATCAAACTGACCTCAACATCACACGGATTAGTGTCTCTACCTACTCAACCATCCCCAACAAAGAAGCGCAGGGTCGCCCCATCCAAGTCTGGGTTAATAGACAGTCAGGACAAAAGGTTGGCTCCAATGCGGCGACGCCAAAGAACCCGCAGATCAACGTCTGGCCAGCCCCCGATCAAGGGTCAGAAGAAAATCCGTTCTACGTCTTCTACTATTGGAGAATGAAGCGTATATATGACGCTGGTAGCGGCACGAATGTAATTGATATTCCTTTCCGTATGCTTGAGGCTTTAACGGCGGGATTAGCATATAAGATTGCAATAAAGAAGACTGAAGTTATGCCTGACCGTGTTATGGGTTTAAAAGCCGCGTATGAAGAGGCTTGGGAATGGGCATCAACTGAAGACCGCGAGAAAGCGGCTGATCGACTTGTTCCTCGTGAAATGTTCTTCTAATCATGGGTAATAGGTTTAGCTCAGGCAAGAACTCGATTGCCGAGTGTGATCGGTGCGGGTTTCGTTACAAATTAAAGGAGCTGAAGAAGCTCACGATTAAGACTAAGCAGGTCAGTATTAAAGTTTGCCCAACATGTTGGGAACCTGATCAGCCGCAGTTACAATTAGGTATGTATCCGGTGGATGACCCACAAGCAGTACGGGAACCAAGACCAGATACCAGTTACAGGCAAGCGGGCTATACAGGTTTGCAGTTGACTACTAATACTGACTTTGGTGATCCTAGCGGCGGTAGTCGTGTAATTCAATGGGGCTGGCGTCCTGTTGGTGGAGCAAGTGCTAATGATGCGGGTTTAACACCTAACAACTTAGCAGTGCAGTGCTTAGTAGGAACGGTAACAATTTCTTAGGAGTAGGATATGAAACACGATGACGTAAAGCAAGACAAAGCCATGATCAAGAAAGCTATGGGTCAGCACGATGCTCAACAGCACGGTGGCAAAAGAACTAGCCTGACTTTGAAAAAAGGCGGTGTAACCGGCGCAGCTATGAAAAAGATGGGTCGTAACTTGGCGCGTGCAGCTAACCAAAGAGGTCGATAATGGCTAAATTTTCTCAGAAGATGGGTGGCAAAGAAGTAGGTCAAGCCGCTGTCTATGCTAAGCCACACACTATGAGTGGCGGTTCTGTATCGGACAAACGAGTAAACCAAAGTAAGGTTGATACACTCGACATGTCTATTGGTGCGTTGAGTAAATCTGCTGGTAATGAGCCTGTTAAAACTGACGGTATTAAAATCCGTGGCACAGGCGCAGCTACTAAAGGTTTAAAAGCTCGCGGTCCAATGGCTTAAGGAGTAGTCGTGAACTACGTAGAACTTGTTGCTGAGATACAGAATTACACCCAGAACTACGAAGCAAATTTCGTAGCAACTATACCTACGTTTGTAACACAGGCGGAAGAGCGCATCTATAATTCGGTGCAAATACCTGCTTTACGTAGAAACGTAACGGGCGTAACTTTTGGTGGCAATAAGTATCTATCTTGTCCATCAGACTTTCTTTCGTCATTCTCGTTAGCCGTTATAGATGGCGATGGAAACTACGAGTACCTACTTAACAAAGATGTTAACTTTATGCGGGCAGCGTATCCTAATCCTAACGATGAAGGTTTGCCTAAATACTATTCTTTGTTTGGTCCTACAGTAGTAGGTGAGACTGTAACTAATGAGCTGTCGTTTATTTTAGCCCCTACTCCTGACGACGCCTATGATGTAGAACTTCACTACTATTACTATCCGCAGTCGATTACCACAGCAAACACCTCATGGCTTGGCGATAATTATTCGCCTGTTTTGCTTTATGGTTCTTTAGTTGAAGCAATGATATATATGAAGGGTGAAGCAGATATGGTAACATACTACAAAGAAAAATATACAGAAGCGCTCGCTCAATTGAACCGTTTAGGAAGTGGGTTAGAAAGAGGCGACTCATACCGCGATGGGCAGTTCAAAATGAAAGTTGCGCCATAATGGAAAAAACGCGTAAAGCAGCTTTATTAAATGGAGATACTCAGTACTTCTCTGGGTTGCCATGTAAACATGGGCATATTGCTGCACGTCGCGCAAAAACTGGTGAATGTTTAGATTGTCGTTATATTGCTTTGAGTAAATGGAGAAAAGAAAATCCACAGCAAGTTAAAAAACATAACGATACTCAGTACGCACTACATTCGGAAAGTTTAAAAGCAAGATCACGTATATTTTATGAGCAAAATGCAGAAGTTCTACGTGAAAAAGGAAGAAACTACCAAAAGAAAAACCTTCATAAATTTGCTGCAAATAACGCTAAACGTGATGCCGCCAAACTACAAAGAACCCCTGCATGGCTTACGGAAGATGACAAATGGATTATGGCTCAAGCGTATGAGTTAGCCGTTCTACGAGAAAAAGTTGTTGGTGGTAAGTGGCATGTTGACCACATTGTCCCATTACAGGGTAAAGTTGTTTCTGGGTTACACGTTCCAAATAATTTGCAAATACTACCAGCCAAACTAAATCGTAGTAAATCAAACAACTACAGGGTTTCATAATGGCATTTCAACAGGGTCAAACGTTAAGCTTTAGAAGTGACATCGTACAAGGTGATCAAGACCTATCCGCTGACACTTTAAAAATGGCACTATACGACGGCTTTGCTACGTTAGGTCCTACTACGACTGTATATACAACTGACAATGAAGTTATTGGTACAGGCTATACGGCTGGCGGCGTCACAATTACTGGCGTGACTATTAATACTGATGCTGTATCAAACACCGTGTACATTAACTTCAATGACGTATCTTGGCCCGGTGCTAACTTTACTGCGCGTGGTGCGTTGATATATAACAGCAGCAAAACTAATAAGTCTGTTGCGGTACTAGATTTTGGTTCAGATAAAATATTTACTAGTGTCACTAACACAGTAACTATGCCGGTTAATTCAGCGTCAACGGCGCTACTAAGATTTGTTTAAGGAATTACTATGCTTAATCAACAAGCAAAATTCGGCGGTGTGTTTACGGTTGAGTGCCGTGATGCTGATGGCAATCTGAAATGGACAGAAGAGTTTCCTAACTTGGTTGTGAATGAAGGATTGCAGTACATCAATACTCAGTTCTTTAAAGGTGTCACATACACAGCAACTTGGTACATGGGATTGGTAACGGGTCCGGGTGCAAGCAATACTTACGCTGCTGGTAACACGATGGCGTCACATGCAGGTTGGACAGAGAACACGGCGTATGTACAGTCTGCTCGTCCTACTATGGCGTTTGGTACAGCATCAACTGCTGATCCATCTGTGATCGTTACATCTTCTCCGGTAGTGTTTACTATGAACGCTTCAGCTATTATTGCTGGTGCTTTTGTAACTACAGAAAATACTAAGGGTGGCACTACTGGTACGTTGTTCTCAGTAGGTAACTTTACTGTTGGTGATAGACCGATTGTTAGCGGTGACACGCTTAACGTAACTTATACATTCTCTGCTGATGCTGCTTAATGTTTGGCTTCCTACCAATAGCGAGTTCTCCATTTGCTGATATAGGCAGTGGCGTTATTTATGATGCTTATATAGCAGAGACTATTACGGCTAGTGAGACAGTAAATAACCAAGCAGATTTTGTAGGGTCAGTGGCAGATACGGTAACAGCAAGCAGTACAGTAGCACCACAAATAGATTTTGTAACTAACATATCTGAGGCGGTTTCTTACTTAGATACGTTAGCAAGCCAAGTAGATTTAGTAGTAGATATATCTGAAGCAGTAGCGTATTTAGACACTGTTACGGCGCAAATAGATTTTGTAACAGCGATTAATGAAGCGGTTGCGTATACAGATACGTTTAGCACAAACATAGATTTTATTGTTGCGTTAGTTGAGTCTGTTGGTCTGCATGATGATGTTGCTGGTAGATTGTTGTGGGAGTTAATTGACGATAGCGAAAACGCTAACTGGCAAAACATTACTTCAGCACAAGCAGGAAACTGGACATCAATAGATGTGGCACAGACTGCAAGCTGGCAAACAATAGAATCAGATAGACCTGCCGGTTGGACGGATATTGACGATGATCAAACACCCGGATGGACTAATATAGATTCGGTATAAGAGGATAAAATGGCATTAGTTTTATTAGACCGTGTTCGGGAAACATCTGCTACAACCGGCACCGGCACTATTACTCTTGCTGGTGCTGTTTACGGGTATCAATCTTTCTCTGCTGTTGGCAACGGCAATCAAACGTATTACACCATTTATGATCAGACTTCCGGTGCATGGGAAGTAGGTATTGGTACGTACACACTATCCGGCACTACGCTATCTAGAACTACAGTTTTAGCTTCATCAAACGGTGGAGCATTAGTTAATTTTGGCGTTGGCACTAAGGATGTGTTCGTTACATATCCGGCTGAGAAAGCAATCTACGAAGAAGTAAACGGCGACACAGTTATTAACGCTGGTCCTATTACTGTTCTTGGACCCGGCACAGGCAACCCAACACCATTCCCAGAAACGTTAGGTAGGTTCTACGGAAATCAGCCAACCTTTCAACAGATATACATCCAGAACCAAGACAATGATGCTGAAGCGTCTGCTGACATTGTTGCCTATAACGACTTAGGTGACGGCGCTACTAACTTCATTGACATGGGTGTTAGTAGTTCTAATTATTCTTCAGCAACATACCCAATATTTACAGCAGGTTCAGGCTACGTCTATAACGACGGCGGCGAGTTAATAATTGGCTCTGGTAGTGCGCATGACGTTGTATTGTTTGCTGGTGGTGTAGATACTACTGACGAAGCTGTACGTATTAGCAATACAGACAAGAGTGTTACCGCAGTAGGCGATGTAAGTGTGGGTGGTGCGTTGGATGTTACTGGCGCAGCGGTGTTTGGTTCTACAGTTCTTTTGGATGCCGATCCTACCCTTGCACTTCAAGCCGCTACAAAAGCATACGTAGACAACGCAGTTACCGCAGGTATTCATATACATGAGCCTGTGCGTGTTGAGACAACAGGCAATTTAACTGCAACGTATGTTCAGGGCGGTACAACGTTTAACATAACTACTATTACAAGTGGCACGACTGTTACTACCTCCGCTAATCATGGGTTGTCTGTAGACGATCAGATTTGGCTTACTACAACGGCAGGTAATGGTTTATCTACTAACACTGCTTACTTTGTATATTCAACACCTGCATTAAATCAGCTCACATTATCTTTAACTTTTGGCGGCCCTCAGATAACAGGACTGACAAATGCTACTGGTCTGACATACGCAACTAGAGCTAACTCAGGTATTGGCGCAACACTTACTAATGCGGGCGCACAGGCAGCTTTGGTTGTTGATGGCGTTACTTTATCTGTAGCAGACAGGGTGATGGTTCGCTTGCAGACTACTGGCTATGAGAATGGTGTGTATGTAGTAACGAATGTTGGCTCTGGCGCTACAAACTGGATATTGACTCGTGCGGCTGATGCAAGTTTTGTTAGTCCATCCGACCCTGATGGTTTAGGTACAGGCGACTACTTCTTTACACGAGAAGGTGTATTAAACGCTGGCGACTCGCACGTACTGACTACTGAGCCGAATACGATGATCATCGGCTATACCACACTGACATATACGCAGTTTAGTGGGCAGGTTGATTACGTAGGTGGCACGAACATTGATATTACTGGTCAGACTATTTCTCTGACAGGTACGGTTGCAGCTACGAACGGCGGTACTGGCACATCTACAGTTACTACTGGTGATTTGCTATATGGTTCAGCCACTAATACATGGAGCAAACTACCGTTAGGTTCAGCATATAGATCGTTAGTAGTTAATGGTTCTGGTACACAAGTAGAGTGGAACGCTGTTGCACTAAACCAAGCAGGTGCAGTATCAGGAACTCTGGCAGCTATTAATGGCGGTACTGGGATTAGTAGCTACACCCAAGGCAACATGATATATGCCAATACATCTACCACTTTAGATGTAGTAACCCCTAATGTAACAACTACCAAGAAGTTCTTAAACCAGACTGGTACAGGTTCTGTTGCTCAAGCACCTGTGTGGAATACAATTGCGGCGGCTGACGTAAGTGGTCTGGCCCCATCTGCAACGACTGATACAACTAATGCGTCAAACATTACGTCTGGTACATTGCCGTCTGGTAGATTAAGTGGCGGATATACAGGTATTACTGGAGTTGGTACGTTAACCGCTGGTACTTGGAACGCTAGTACGATTCAGATAGCATACGGCGGCACAGGAGCTACTACGGTAGCAGGCGCACAAACTAATTTGCAGGTAGACCCTGCCGGTACAGCGATAGCGATGGCAATTGCGTTAGGATAAAAAATGGCAACAAATACATTTAAAAGTTACCCATCTAAAAACGTAGGTACAACACCTGCGCTAGTCTATACCTGCCCTGCTTCTACACAGACAACAATAATTGGTTTGTCTATGGCTAATACAACTTCGTCGCCAATTACGTGTGATGTTTATATTACCCGTTCAGCAGTTAACTATTATTTGGTTAAAGGTGCAACAGTTCCAGTAGGCGCTTCTTTGGTTATTGTGGGCGGTGATCAGAAGGTGGTATTACAAGCTGCTGATGCGTTGTATGTAGTTAATAGTGCTGCCACTTCTGGCGATGCATATTGCTCATTACTTGAGGTTGTTCCATGAGTTATATTGGTTCTAATCCTTTATCACAATCGTTTGCTCCCGGCACTGATACATTCAGTGGTACAGGCTCGCAGACTGTTTTTACACTTAGCCGTAATGTAGCTACAGTCAATGACATATTGGTTATTGTTAATAACGTAGAACAGCAGCCTAGTAACTACACCGTATCAAGTTCTACTTTAACTTTTTCTACTGCGCCATCATCCGGTACAAACAATATCTATGTGCGTTATCTCAGCACTAACTTAATTACGATTGCGCCGCAAGCGGGTAGCGTAGGCAAACAAGGTTTAGATGTTGGTAATTCAGATGGTACAGGTGCAGCACAAATGCCTGTTGGTACTACTGCGCAAAGACCAAGCATACCGCTTGCTGGGATGTATAGACTTAATACAACAACTAACACTCCAGAGTGGTATAGCTCGGCAATATCTTCATGGTTTTCTTTTTCATCAAACCCTTCTTATTCAGTTGAATATTTAGTTATTGCTGGCGGCGGTGGCGGTGTTTCAAGAAATGCGCAAGTAGGTTGCGCTGGTTCAGGTGCTGGCGGTGTTTTAAATGGTTCATTCAGTGCCACTTTAAGTACGGCATATACAATAACTGTTGGAGCTGGCGGTGCTGGGTATTCAACTGCGGCAGCATCAGAAACAACAGTAACTGCGGCTAGTGGAGCAAATTCAAGTTTAGGATCGGTTGCTACTGCTATTGGCGGGGGTGGTGGGTCAGGCGGTAACGGAGGGACTGCTAGTTCTGGTGGTTCTGGCGGCGGAGC